CAGCGGTATTATAAGAAAAGGCGCGAGGTAGAGCAAAGGGCCATGTGTGAGGTGGATATGTTGGATGTGCTCGATGAGCTGAAGCTACACCCCTTCCAGATTGAAGTTATAAAGGCGCACATCCATAAGCAGATGGTGAGCATGGATACCAGCGAATTGGCATCCCGCAAGATGGAGAATGAGATTGAGGAGAATGACTTGGAGAGGCTGGAGGACGGAAGGAAAAGGATGCTTTCGGAGATGATTGCCCGGTTGACTGACCGGCAAGCGGAGATAATCAAGATGTACTATTTCAGGGGTTTGACCACTTTTCAGATCGCCGATGAGTTAAAGGTCACCAGGGGCTATGTTGGAAAGGAGCTGTTTAAGGTTCGCAAAAAGCTCCTTGTGGACTGGCCCAACCAGCTGTTCCTGGTCGCATTGGGATCGGCACATTTCTATGATCCCCATCACATATTCCACATGGAGAAGTGGAAGCCAATTGAGGGCATAAAGTACTCGGTGAGCAACTATGGCCGGGTGATGACATATCATCGGGCACATAACAAATTCATGATCCGGAAGCCTTCCTTTGAAGCGAATAAGTACCGATACCATTTATCTGACGAAGAAAAGATGATCAAGCTGCCCATCCCGAGGATCATCACCATGCACTTTGAGACCGATGAGCTGCCAACATTTTACGAAAAACCATGAGATACTTTATTTTTATATTATTGTTATTTGCGTCTTGTTCTATAATATCACAGGCTCAGGATACTATTCTGTATACTTTTAAAGAAGGGGATCATATTTATTATATGGAACATGTGTATGATCCCCCCATACATTATCAGGTGTGTGGAAAGATGAATCAGAATACATTGGATAATCTCACTTTATTTGGTACCCCAAAATGTGTTGTGGCTTATGATCCTCTTACCAAGAAAATATACCCTGAATGGTTAGATGTAATTGAACAAGATAATAATGTTGTAATACTTACACCTCATCTATTAAAAGCAACATCATTTAAACTGCAAACTAATAATCGGGTATTTGTTTTTATAACTAATCCAACACAACAAATTAAATTATGAAAAACAAACAAAACAGGCCCGGATGCTTGCCCAAGTGGTTGCACTGGATTATAAGAAAAAGGAAATGAGAGCAGCATTCACAATAGCAATATTACTGTTGGTGGTCATAGGGACCCATTCTCAGTCGTATCACCCCAGCCCGGCATATTATCCCGTTGAATGGGAGATCGTGCCGGAATGGACCCCCGTTGGCTACCCTTCGTTGGTTCCGGTGGAATCCCCCAGCTGGCTTCGGAAAAACTCCCGTCCTTTGGGCATAATAGCTTGGAACTTGGTCACTGTTGCGGTTGGAGCAGTGGGTGACGGGCTCCGGGATGACGGACATAAGGAATGGGGACACGCCTTGAGAGCAGCGGAGGTGGGAATGTTGATTGGTGGTCCTTTCCTGTTTCGAGTCAAAAGGCAAGAGGCTGTTTGGTACATACTGGATTATGGGTTTTTGAGGCTGGCGACTTTCGATGCCATGTACAATGCTACTCGGGGGCTCCCGGTTTTGTATAACGGCACCACTTCTAAATATGACGAATTGATGAACACGATACCGGACCACGGCAAGGCTTGGATCAAGGCTTGGAGCCTGTCCCTGGGGTTCGTTATTCCTTTATGTGAATTGAAATGAAAAAGATCTGGTCCATACTTGGTAAATTTGGCATTGCGGCAGCCACTTTGGGCACCTTGTACGGGGCTTTCAGCCTCCTGGATGGTATCCGGGATGAGGTGGCAGATACCAAGGAAATGGTCAATTACAATAATTTCCAAATCGAAGGGGTTAGTCAGCAAATGTATAGTTTACAGGACACTGCTGATGATATCAAGGAAATGCAGATTGAACAGGGAGAGAAGCTCAACAATTTGACCTGGATTGTTAGGCACCGCAATCAATACACAGAAGAACAGTTGGAAGAACTGATGGACATAATGATGCGCAAGAGTTCAGTGGCGGTTCCCGTTGAAGAAATACATTCACAACAAGATCCGCCCAGGAGAGAGGTACCACATTACAGGGGAGAAGTGGAATTCATCCCCATAGACACTTTACCAAATCCATAAAGCCATGGAAGAAGCAAAAACTAAAACAAACAAGAAGCCTCTGAAGAATCAGCCAGCCCACATGGAGCCAGGGAGTTGTCCTGGTCAGGCTTACTTCGAAAAAAGAGATAAACGTGACCATGATATGTTCCAGGCTATCGTGCTAGAGGCCCTTGGGGATGTGCCCAAGTACATGCGCATGGCCGGATACAATCGCATTTGGTTGTACTTGTTGACCTTTCTCGTGTTCATGGACACGGCCATGCTCTTGGCCTTGTTAGTAACAATTTCAAGATTACCGCAATGAGCAAATACACTTATTTGATTGATGCGGGACACGGAGGTACTAACTCCAAAGGAGATTATTACACTGCTCCTGATAAGATGTACCAGCACTCTCCGGAAGAGATCTTCTACGAGGGTGTATTCAATCGTCGTATTAAGGATGCTCTAATTCGGGATTTGTGGCAAAAGGGAATTGATACAATCGATGTTACACCAACCGAATTGGACCTGCCATTGAGTGTGAGGGTTAATATTATTAACGCTATTTATGAAAAATACAGAAACGCAGTACTCATCAGCCTTCATTCTAATGCCGGAGGGGGAACGGGTTTTGAGGTATGGACATCATATGGTCAAACTCGGTCGGATAACTTTGCCGAATTGCTCATCAATCAATTTAGTACTGATTTCCCGGACATAACAGCTCGTATAGATACCCGGGATGGGGATCAGGACAAGGAGGCTGCATTTTACATTCTGAAGTGGAGTCTTTGCCCAGCTATTTTGCCTGAGTGCTTGTTTTACGACAATTATGAGGACTACAAGAAGTTGGTGGATGCTGATTTTCGGTTGTCTTATGTGAAAACACTGATCCGTTTTATTGAAAAAGCGGAGACTAAAGATATATAGGTATTTATGTTTAACCAAAATACATGTATTATGAAAAGGTTAGTTGTTTTAATGTTTTTGATGGTTGTAGGAACCATCGGATTGTTCGCACAAATTGAACCGCCTGGAGATATTATCGAATGGGTGGGGGCATTGCCGTTGTATCTGGGCTCTTGGGAGGGTGTGGCCATCTCCTTCCCGTTCCTGGTGGCCTTTGTGCTGGGAGTAACAAACCAAGTGGATGCCAAAAAAGTGGTCAAGTATCTCATTACTGGAGTGGTGGGGATTATTTTGCTATTGTTAGCATTCTTCCTGGACTTTGGTTATCTGCATGGTGCTTACTGGTGGTGGGTTCCCGTGAACTTTGTCGGATTGATACTGTCAGAGATTCTGGCGTACACCCTGATCGGGAATTTGCTGGATGCATTTGCTGAAAAAGTTAATCCCTGGAAACCATCTCAATAGTTTAGGTTTAGGTGTTGAATACATGCGAGGGTGGGGGAGACCAGGTGCCCCGCCCTTCTTTTAAAACTTGGAAAATATGGATGGGGACATAATAGTACAGAAGTTGTTGAACGGGGTGCCCGTGGATGATTTTATTGTTTTCTTTATTGCGGCCATGGTGGGTTTTATTCTCACTTTTGGTTGGGACGTTAAGCAGGGAGTAAAGAAAAGCGACAAAACCCCCAACAAGTGGGATTGGCCTTCGTTTTGGAAGGGATGGAAACGGGTCACACAGAGTATTATTCTCATTGCTGCTAGCATTGTGTTCTGGCCTCAAATATCAAGGTTCCTGCTTGATTCAGAAACCCCCATCAATTTGACTCTGTGGTCATCCTTCGGAATAGGAATAGGATTGGATAAAATATCATCAGGACTGTCAGCCTTGCGCAAAAAATAATAAGATATGAAACGAGCAGCTTCTAAGTCGAACGGGGAGATTCAGGCAAACAAGGACGATTTGATGGGCCGTCTTCAAACATTTGTGGAATTACAAGGAGCCCTGTCAGGACGAATGAACCTGGCCGGTCAATTGGGTCTGACTTATGGTGGGGAACGTGATGTGTACAAAGCACTAGGGTACAAGAAGGTACTCACATATGATGATTTTGCTAAGAGGTACTACCGTCAGGACATTGCCAAGGCCGTGATAGATCGTCCGATTCAGTTTACCTGGAAAGGTCCGGTACTAATTACTGAGGTGGGGCAAGAGACTGAGACAGAGCTTGAAAAAGCTTGGATCGAGTTAAATAAGAAGCTCAAGATAAAGAATAATTTCGTTCGGTTGGATAAGCTTTCCAATATCGGAGAATACGGGGTGTTACTACTTGGTTTTGATGATGTGCGGAAGATTGAGGATTGGTTAAAACCTGCTCCTGAAAAGGATGTTGAATTGAATTACATTCGTCCCTTGTCCCAGGGTTCTGTAGAAATTAAGAACTACGTAAAAGACACAAAGAATGAGCGATTTGGGTTAGTAAAAACATATTCTATCACCATTGCTACTGATGATGGTGGTTCTACAAAGACTTTTGATGTGGATTGGTCACGAGCCATCCATATTATTCCAGAACCCTCTGAAAGTAATACTAGGGGGGTTCCCGCACTACAACCCATTTTTAATCGCTTGGAGGATGTGGAGAAATTGACAGGTGGATCTGCTGAGATGTTTTGGAGGGGAGCCCGTCCTGGGTTTCAATTCATTGCCGACAAAGATTCTACAATCGGAAAAGATGTGGAGAATGATCTCATAAATCAGGGAGATGAATACGAGAATTTTTTGCGGAGAATGCTTGTTACTACTGGTGGGAAATGGGAACCATTACCTTCTCAGGTAAGTTCCCCTATGGATCATCTTGAGATTCAGATACAGATGATTTGCGCGGAAAAAGGTATACCAAAGAGGATATTGACAGGTTCAGAGCGAGGAGAATTGGCCAGCTCACAGGATCTATCCTCTTGGTATGCTGTGGTACAAACACGTAGGGAAGAGGTTGCGGAACCAGCCATTGTTCGTCCATTTGTAGATATGTGCATAGAGAAAGGAATACTTCCGGAACCAAGCACAGGTGAATATCAGGTGCAGTGGATTGATTTGTTTGCTATTTCTGAAAAAGACAAAGCAGAAGTAGGACGTATTAGAGCCACAGCATTACGTGAATATGTTCAGAATCCTTTGGCAGCTGCAGTTCTTCCTCCGGAGGCATTCTTTGATTGGTTCCTTGGATTAAATGAGGATCAGGTAGCTGAGATTACTAGGATGTCTTCTGAAGAGATACAGAGGGAAATAGATAGGGTAGCTGCTGCAGGACAAAGTTCTGGGACAATAGAGCCTGAAGAAGGAGGTGATGATGAGTAATGTGTATGCACATACCGTCCCTACTGTATTTACCAGGTTGCAGATCAATGCCTATGATCCGACCAGGACCACGACATTGCGAAATATCTTTTCCCGGCAGATGGATGGGCGATTCAATGCTTTATCTCGTATTATACGCCAAGCCATAGTTGAATTAGATGTGTTTGGATTGAGGGTACTAACACAACAGGAAGAATTAATACCTCCTGCATCTAATGCATTTAATTTTCCTCGGACAGAAGATAAGATCAAAGCTTTTATGGAGTGGTTGCAGCGTCAGGAGAATAAAGGTCTTCTTGAAACAATTACTTTGCCAAGAATTGGAGTAGGTATAGAAGAGCCCTGGACCAATTTATACATTTTGGATTCATACAAACGTGGAGTTCTTCGGGCCAGGCATGAGATGCGGAAAGCTGGATATGATGTTCCTACTGTAGATATTTCTGGGGGAATTGAGGCTGTTATGGGGACTCCATTCCATGTTGATAGGGTCGGGGTTTTATTTACTCGGGTATTTGCGGAATTGAAAGGTGTGACAACTACAATGGATACTCAGATTAGCAGGATCTTGGCTCAGGGCCTGATTGATGGTGATAATCCCAGATTGCTGGCTCGTAAATTAGTTAGTACCATCAATGGTTCTGGAATGGGGGAATTGGGCATTACGGATTCTCTGGGACGATTCATTCCGGCACAGCGACGAGCTCAGATGATTGCTCGTACAGAGATTATCAGGGCACATCACCAGGCCATGGTGCAGGAATACAAGAATTGGGCTGCTGATGGTTTTATTGTCATAGCTGAATGGAGTACTGCAGGGGATGAGAGGGTGTGTAGTCGTTGTTCTGCTTTAGAAGGCAACGAGTTTACTCTTAGGGAGATAGAACATATGATACCTTTGCATCCGCTTTGCAGATGTATTGCGATACCTAAAGAAGTTAAGAAAAAATGATGAAAGCAATACGAAATAGATATGCTTGGTTGATTAACAAAATCAACACTCACAATTACATCAATGTAGCGGAAATTGGGTGTAAGGAAGGGAATACGTCTATGCATTTGTTAAAACATTGTCCTCAAATCAATTTGGTGTGTGTAGATCTGTGGGACTATGTTCCCGGAACGTTTACGGCAGCTTACGATTCAGAATATATTAAGTGGAACTTCAAGGAAATTAAAGCCACGTTTGATAAACAGGTACAACCGTGGAAAGATCGAGTTGTTATCCTCCAAGGAGTCAGTTGGGAAATGGCCGAACGTGTTGAAGATGGAACTTTAGATTTCATTTTCATAGATGCTGATCATGGGTATACGGCTGTTAAGAAGGATATTCAAGCGTGGATGCCCAAAGTGTGTAAGGGTGGAATGATAACAGGACATGATATTACTGCTGTGGGTGTACAAGCTGCAGTTTCGGAATTAATAAAGGACCATCGTCGTGGTCCGGCTAAAATGTGGTGGATTTATAAGAAATGATGAAGCATTTAACTATAGCGTTCCCATATTATGATTGTCCAAATATGCTCAAGGTGCATTTGGATTATTGGAAGTGGCTGCCTTATGCATTTTCTACTAGGGTAAATGTTGTTGTTGTGGATGATGGTTCCCCAAATTATCCTGCTTTGGATGTACTGCGGAAGTATGGGATTCCTTCATTTGAATTCAAACTGTTTCGGATCCATGAGAATATTCCATGGAATCATGGAGGGGCAAAGAATTTGGCAATGCAGCAGGCCTATCCCGGTTGGGTAGTATTGACAGATGCTGATCACGTAATGAGTGCTGAAAATATAGTGAATTTGTTGGAAACCAAATTGGATCCCACTTTTATATACAAACCGAGCAGGGATGATATGCTTAGCCACACTGAACGTACTCCCATAGGTACCCATACTGGTTCTTTTATAATGACTAAGGAGATGTTTTGGAAAATAGGGGGGTTTGATGAAAGCTTATCCAGATTTTGGAATGGTCCGGGTTACCCCTTTCGTAAGGCTTCGAAAAAACATGCTCCTTGGATTCCTTTAGAAGGTGTTCGTTTGTTTCGATTCGGCAACGAGTTAGTAGGAGATGCCAATGTAATGGAGTGGGATAGAGTTGGTAGTGAGTATGATATTAAGACAAATCAGGTTATGCTGAAAAAGCAAAAACAAGCATTAAATAAGTACAAACCAATAAATCCATTGAGATTTACATGGACACGCGAGATTTGAAAATACCGGCAATGACACCTCCGGAGGTTCATGATTATCTACGCACTGTGGGGAAGCAGTGGACAGGAGAGGGTTTAGCTGTTGAATTAGGATGTTGGTTGGGAGCTAGCACGGTTCCATTGTTGGATGGTTTGACTGATGCTGGGTATTCTGATTTTTATTGGGCTTTTGATAATTGGCATGCTACTAAGAGTGAGGTACAGAAAGCAAAGGAGCAGGGGTTGGTAATAAAGGTGGGCCAGGATCTTATGCCCTTGTTCTTGGAGAATACTGAAGAATTTGGACTAATCCAGCCTATTAAGGGAAGTCTCCCAGATACTCTGGGGGAATACAATGGAGGGCCTATTGAGATTTGTTTGTTTGATGCTCCAAAAAAGGATCCTGTTTTTACCAAGTGTTTAAAACGGCTGGAACCACATTTCCTTCCCGGTATTACAGTGATTGGCTTTTTGGATTATTATGCATATGAAAAACATACGGGACAGAAATGTTATGATTTATCTATTCCTGTTCGAACTACAGAGAATGAAGCAGATAGTTTTGAATTGATGCAGCATTGGCCTGGGTTGTGTTCCTGTGCCTTTTTCAAATACAAAAAACCAATGTTATGGGGAAAAAAGAGATAATGGTACAGGATTACAAAATCCTGACTCAGAATTATCAAATTCGGGAAGAGACGTACCAGGGGCGTTCTTATTTGGTAGTACCTGTGGTAATGATGAAAGAGGGAGTTCATAATGGTAGTCAAGGTCCTATTCTGCACCAGGAAGAGGAACTTAGACAGTTTACAGTGGCTTGGAATGGTATTCCCGTTACAATTCATCATCCCGAGGAAGATGGACACAATGTTTCTGCCAATTCTCCACGTGTTATGGAACGGTATGCTGTGGGGCAGATTTTTAACACTCATTATAATGATGGATTACGGGCTGAGGCCTGGATCGATCTACAAAAAATTGAAGGAATCCCCGACGGGCCATTGGCTCTGTCCTACATTCGTGCAGGCAGGCCTTTGGATGTCAGTGTTGGGGTGTTTAATGAATCCATTTCCAATGAAGGTGATTGGAATGGAGAAACCTACGAGGCTATAGCAAGAGGCTATCGACCGGACCATTTGGCTCTTTTGCCAGGAGAGCAAGGTGCGTGTTCATGGAGTGACGGCTGTGGCATTCGTGCAAACAAGGAAGGAGGCAACGTGGAAGATTTAAAAAAGTCTTTCAAAACCCTTAGTGAAAAGGGGTATGCGGTGTCCTTAATCAGCAATGAGGAAGGATTCCAACAGATCTCCCGTCTACTCCAGAACTCTTTGGATGCGATGGACACTAACACCAAGGCTTATTATCTGGAGGAAGTGTTTGCGAATGATTTCGTATATCGTGTTCGTACGAGTGATGGAGGTAGTACTCTCTATCGTCGCGGATATTCCATGAATAATGGCACAGTTGAAATGGCTGATGATTCCGTTGAAGTTCGAAAACAAGTGGAGTACGTTACCATGAAAATGAAGCGTACAAAGCCTAGTATTAATTCTGAAAATAAAGGAGGTAAAATGAGTAAAGAACAAACCCTCTGTTGTGAAGCCAAAGTGGATGCGCTTATCGCGAATAAGCTGACCCACTGGCAAGCTACTGACAGAGAATGGTTGCTGACACAAGATGAGGCAACCATAGCCAAAATGTCTCCGATAGTACCTGAGAAGGAGGAAGATACTCCGGCACAGGTTAATAAGGAGGAAGTCATTGATAATTTCAAGGCTTCTTTGAAAACTGTCGAAGACTTTACCGCTCAAATGCCGGAAGAGATGAAGGCAACTGTTGAAGCGGGTGTGAAAATGTATCGGGACAGCCGTAAGGCTAAGATTGATGCAATTGTAGCCAACAGTGAGTTCGAGGAGGATGAGCTGAAGGTTATGAGTGATGCACATCTGGACAAGCTGTCCAAATCTATTAACAAATCAAAGGGTGATTTTTCTGGTCAAGGAGAACCTGTCACTAACCGTGGAGAAAACGGGGAAGAGGCAGAACCTCCCATGGTTCCTGTTGAGTACACCTGGAAAAAGAAAAAGGAGGATTAAAAAATGGCACGAAGAACCATTATTGTAAAAAACTACTCGAATGTTTTCGAGGAGTATGATGCCGTTGCCGCTATCACTCCTGGGATGCTCTTGGAGCTGACCAGTGCGGGTGAGGTACAAGCACACTCCAATTCTGGACTGAATGCTCCGCGCATTTTTGCACTGGAGGATGTGTACCAAGGAAAAGGTGTCGATGATAATTATGCAGCTGATGATAAAGTCCGGACCTGGGTTCCTACCCCCGGATGTCAGGTGCTGGGACTCTTAGCAGATGGTGAGAATGTAGCCATCGGAGATTTCGTAGAATCCAATGGAGATGGCATGCTGAAGAAGCATGTAGCTGATGTGGAATCTTTTGAATCTGCTGAAGCTGGCTCCATCACTGTTTATCCGGAGCAAATCGTGGGTCAGGTCCTTGAGGCTATTGACATCAGTGATTCTTCCGGAGCAGAATCCAGTGGAGCGCAGGGATATAACAAGCGGATCAAGATTCGTATCGTTTAATTAAAGAAAGGAGGACAAAGATGAAAACGAATGTTGATATTATCGCGAATGGACAGGCAACGGGCTCAGTAGCTCAGCAGTTTCTGTCTTCAGGACGTTTGGATCCTGCGTTTATGAGACCTTTTGTCGGAAGCGACAACAAACCCTATATTTCTGTGTTCAAAGGGGGAGACCCTGCTGATCCCAAGAATTATAAGAATATCCAGGTGAATGCTGGTACCCTGAGAAGGGATGAGTGGAAACAACTTGACCAGACTGTTCTTCAGATTGCTGAGAGCCGCTTGAACGGTATCCAGGATCTGATTGACAAAGGTCTTGTTTATACCATTGGAAATAGTCTTGGAACTACAGTTCTTGAGTGGCATGACGTGAGTGATGCTCTGGAGGCTGCTCTGACCATGGATGGTGTGACCCGAGGTGAGAACGATCAGGTTGTATATCAGTACAACTATCTGCCCTTGCCGATCATCCACGTAGACTACGAAATCAATGCTCGTCATTTGGCTTCGAGTCGTAACATGGGTGCTGCACTGGACACAACCATGGCCGGACGTGCTGCCAGAAAGGTAGCTGAGAGACTGGAGAATATGCTTTTCACTGATACCTCGTATTCGTACGGGGGATTGGATGATCGTAGCAGAAATTCCATCTACAGTTATCTGAACCATCCTGACAGGCAGACCAAAGCTCTTGGAACGGCCTGGGATGACAGTTCCAAGTCTCCTCGTGAGATCCTTAGGGATGTTCAGGAGATGAAGCAACAGCTGGTCGCTATCCATTATAATGGACCTTATACTATGTATATTCCTACAGCGTATGAGACCATTATGGACAACGATTATGAGGACACCGGTACTACTGCTACCGGAATGACCGTCCGTGAGAGGCTGTTGAAGCTTGGTCAACTCAATGACATCAAAGTCGTTGACACTCTCCCTGATGATACCGTTATTATGGTACAAATGACTTCTGACGTAGTTCGTCTTGTACGAGGTATGGGAATTCAGAATGTTCAGTGGGGTGAAGAAGGTAACATGGTTACCAAGTACAAAGTAATGACTATTCAGGTTCCCCAGATTCGCTCTGATGCGAACAGTGCCTGTGGAATTGTGCATATGTCCAATGCTTAATTATAGAATCACTAATCAAGTGATTTCTTTAAAAGGAGGAATGAAAAATGAAAAGAGCAAATAATATAAAAGACGAAAAACCCAAGGAAGGACAAGTCAAATTCCATAAACAAGGGGGTGGGGCTTTTGCCGTTACAATTGATGGACGCAGGAAAATTATCAAACCAGGACAGACTTTTTACGCTCATCCTGATGAGATTCCCGCTGCTTTCCGTGATGTTATTGTTCCGGTGGACAAATCTAAATTGAAGGCTGTTGAGGAGGGGGTTTCCAATGCGGCTGATTTAGATTATTCTGCCAAGCATCATGGTGGTGGAAAATATGCTGTCTACAATTCTAATGGTGACAGGCAGAATGATGACTGGTTATCCAAGGATGAAGCAAAGGCCTTGGTTGAATCTCTGAAAGGAACCTGATGTGGCAAATTCCGGAGATGTGGAAAGGAGGAGAGTGTTGGATCATAGGAGGTGGTCCTTCCATACCTCGTGAATTTGATATTCCGGAGCATGTAGTACAAGGCGTTCTTTCCAGAGAACTTCCTTTGAATGCATACTCTCCTTATCTTTCAGCTATACACCACAAACACATTATCGGAGTCAATGCTGCATTTTATTTAGGTTCTTGGGTTGATATCGCGTTCTTTGGAGATGGTGGATTTTACTTTCAGAATAGGAAGGAATTGTTGGAGTTTCCCAATATGTTGGTCTCTTGTAATCCTGCCCTTAGTAATAATAAAAAGGCGATTGGTGTAAAGTTTATTCGTCGGGATGGTAGGTACAGGCATGGAATTAGTTTTAGAAAGGGATCGGTGTCTTGGAATAAAAATAGTGGGGCTGCAGCAATTAATCTAGCCGTTCATTTGGGAGCAAAGCGAATCTACCTTTTGGGGTTTGACATGAAGCTTGGGGAGGGGGATCTTCAGTGGTGGCACAAACACTACAAGAGAGCTCAGAACGATAAAAAAACGCATCCAAAAAAGCTTCCGTTTCAAAATCACCTTGAGGGATTCCCAGTCATTGCCCGGGACGCTCGTAGACATGGGATTGAGATATTCAACATATCCAGAGATTCAGCAATAACTAATTTTCCTAAAATCACAGTACAAGAAGCATTAGAACATGGCAAGAAGAAATAATAAGGATAAAGACAACAAACGATGGGTTTGGCTTATTCGGACTATCAAGTCCAATGGTTTTACGAGTGGGGCCGAAGTGGGTTGTGCAAATGGGACTACCTCCCATCGTGTTTTGAAAAATTGTCCGGGTTTTCACCTGTTCGCTGTTGATAAGTGGGAAAAGATTGAACGTGGTCCGGAAGCTGAGGGTGTAGGTGGTGGCAGATTTGTGGATGAGAATTATAAGGGTTGTTACAATTGGGATCCTGTTGAGGGTTGGAAACGATTTAATAGAGCTTGCAGGCCTTACAGTGATCGCTTGACAATTCTTAGAGGAGATTCTGTTGACATGGCTTCTCATGTTGTGGATGGTTCTTTGGACATTGTATTTATTGATGCAGATCATCGGTATGACGGGGTTCTCAGGGATTTAGCGGCCTGGGCTCCTAAGCTAAAAGAAGGGGGTGTGCTTTGTGGGCACGATATCCACTTGCCTGGGGTTCTACGGGCTGTTACTGAGAAAGTGCCTGATTTCAAAGAGGCTGGGATAGATCATGTTTGGTATGCTGAAAAGGAGGATTATGTGGATTGATGTTCGTATACCATTTGACGAGAATAATCGTTTAGCTGAGGCTTATAATAGAGCACTTCGGGAAAGTACTACCGATTGGGTACTTTTTCTGGATCATGATGTGTTTCTCTGTAATCCACATTGGTACAGCATGTGTTTGTACGTTATTGAAAATTTGAAGGATGTGGATGATCGTGCGGCATGCATTGGATGTAAGTGTGGGGGGTCACATCACAAGCGCACAGTAAAACAACATGGTCTCCCAGAATCTGATATTGAAAAGCATATTGCTTATTCGAAGAAAGTATATCATAAGTATGGCAACATGGTCCGGCAAATTCATGAGCATGTAGCTGGTTATTTCCTTTTGTTGAA